TAGTGTTTGCTCTCTTTATTATCTTATCGTTACCAAAGTTAACAGGCGGAAATATATAACCTTTCATCGTGAAAGTTAAGTTCCAGATAACTAAGCGAGTTGATGACATATCTCCTTCATATTCTATTTGAGGAGAAACTGAATCTAAAGTGATAGGTAAGTCAAATTTTCTTCCCAAAGACGGAATCAAATCTGCTGTAACCGTAAAGTCAGGTGTAAAGAAAGGTAAAATCTGTTCGAGTATCTGTGTACCATCTTCTTGATTTCTTACGAAAATGCTCAAGTCGAATTCGAAATTATATGGTATCGGAGAATACTGAGAGTTTACGGAATTAGTAACAGAATTAACTGCGAAATTTTTATTCAGAGTATTCATCTTTCTAGATGAATCGTAGTTGATACCTACCAAATCGAATGCAATTCTAGGTACATAAACATTTATTGATTTCGTCAAGTCTGGGTCGGAAAATAAACGAGTTATATATTTTTCTTTTGAACCATAAGAAAGCGGAACTCTAGTTCTCTCGAATTCTTCCGTACCTGCTTTGTTATATCTGACTAAAGTTATATCATTGAAAAGAGTTCCGAAAGCAGTAATCATCTTTCGAATTGTTCTATTATAAAAATGTGAATTTCCTAACATTATGCCTCACCAAAAGGATTTTTCTCTGTCCAATCCAAAATAGAATCTGCTTCAGTTTCAATAATTTTATTATCTGAAATATCTTCAAATACATTTTCATCAACTTGTGTGTCGGTATCTGCAAGTAGTACACTTCTGAGTGTCGAACTTGTATTACCTTTAATTTCACCTGTATTAAAGGTGCCTTGAATTCTTATTACATTTACGTGAGTATGTGGCTCATAAGAATGAACGATAGCTTGAGCGTTCGCTGTTGCTAATGTTGTCCCTTGATAAATGATTTCACCGGGAACAAACGATCCTGTACTTGCTGGGAACACAGAATTATTAGCTAAGAACAATCTGGTTCTACGATATTCGTCAAATGCTTGACCATCCACTTCTTCAACACCAGTTGAAATAATCTCTTCACTGAACACATATTGTTTCATCTTCAACGCATAAACATAAACATTACCTCCGCGACCTCTACCTAATGTGTAGAACATAGCTTGGTCGTTTTCGTGCTCAACAAAAGTAATCTCGAAAAAGTTTTGCACAAGAGGGATGTATACCAAATCACCTTCTCTAGGTCTTGTAAGTGGCACAGTATATTTAAATCTTCTTCTTGAAACTAATAGTGTAACCTCATCTCGAATTTCTAATCCAAATTTTGAAATGAAGTCACCTTCACCGTCCATGCCTGTGACGTTTTCCATATACATCTCAAGACCATGTGCAGTTCTATATTCTTTTAATGGATCTTCACCATAAAGCATATCGACTTGATCACGACTTGTTCTAGGTAAGTAATAGACATCCATGCCATGAATCTGCATAGCTTCAATGACCAAATCTTCAACTAGTAATTGCTCACTAGTTATTTGATGTTGTGGAAAATTATTGAAATAAAAATTAGTAGGCATATTAACCTATGAATATTTCGCTTGGCATGGAAAGAGTGCTCTTTGCATCTTCTTCCAGCGATTCAATTTCTTCTTTAGCTTCTTGCATAATTCTTGGACCATCAAGCGTCACACCACCAGGCATTTGAATACCTGCAAATTTACTTAGGTTTGAACCCCACTGATATTTGATTTTAGCTGTAGCATATGCTTTTAAAAATCTATCATTCCAAACATCCGGAAATCCTGTCACAGTCATTGCATTTCCGCTGGAACTTGTGGCATACGATGAGCTAACATTCAAAGAAGTGTCACTATCTATTGTTATAATTCTTTTTGATTCATTAGCAATTACGATTTCATCACCAATTGAAACTTCGGAAGTAAATGACGTTCCGCTACCCACAACTGTATTCGAAGAAGTAGAAATCGTTGCGGTTCCAGTTAAAGTTTTATTGTCTGGTGATATGTATCTATAACATTCAATGATGATATATTCATCAGGTTTAACATCTCTCGTCCAATCTATATCAAGATACAACCTGTCCATCTTTCTATTGAATCTAATTTGAGGTGTTCCAGAGAATAAAAGATTCAAAGTTCGAATATGTTGCATTGTAATTTCATACGAAACATAGGAAACAGAGGTAAAATCGTAAAGGTCGTGTAATCTAAGTTGATATCTCAAATCAAACATATTAACTGACGAATTCGATTGATCAAACGGCAAAATACCAACAATAAATTGTATTGCATCTGGGCAAGGAATCCACTGACGATCTATATCAGTCTGTGTCAACTTGTGTTTCAAATACATTTGCTGAGTGCCGTCATAGTGATAATCATTGAAAAATGCTAGTGCATCATCAATTCTATCTTCTACCTGATCGTCATCTACGTTAATTTGAATAACAGGATGACCTAAACGGCGCAAGCAATAGTCTCTAAACTGCGATCTTGTTGTTATTTTTGCCATATAATACCTACAGTTTTATGAGGTATTTATATTCTCAACGGACCAGGTAATCTAGGCATACCTTCTTTTATGGCTACAAGCCAAGCGTCCGTGACGCAAACGTTAAGATTTTTCAGCCAATCATTAGGAAACCATGTTAGTTTTCTATATTCCTGAAATCGAATAGTTTTGTTTTCGATAAAATTGGCCAGATATGCGTCTGTGTAATACAAGAAACTATTCTCATTCCAATAACTAACATGAGTGGGATCCTGAAATGCACCTCTTCCGTCTGTACTTGGAACTTGAATAAAAGCCCAACCTCCAGGAGCTAAAACTCTATGAATCTCTTTCATTATTTCAGTTTTGTCTTTTAAATGTTCAAGAATATGACTGGCATTAATGACTCCAACAGTGTTGTCTGGAAGAGGAATGCCATTATTTAAATCGTGAACGATGTCTGCATCCGATCTTAAATCAATTGCAACATAATTAGGATAAGGATTCAATCCTCCACCCAAATCTACACACAACAAATTCTTGTCTTTTGCATCTTTTTCAGCTAGTTTCTGTGCATACTGAGCAAACAATTCTACAGTCTTAACTTGAATCGCTTCGTTTCTTTCCAACCAAGTATTGTTTCCTGTGATTCTATAAATGTAAAGAACTTTAGGAACTCGTTTCATTTTTGTTGTTAGATATGTTCGAATACAAAGTTCATGATCGTCACAAATTGAAAGTGTTGGATTGTGCCCTCCGAGCTTTTGATAAACTGATCTTTTCCAACTTCTAATATGATCGGGAGCATACCAAATATAACCCAGAGAATGTGAAGATGGCTCAAAACTATCCATCGCAATTAATTGCTTGCCTTTCCAATCAAATGTTCTGTGTGTCCATCCATAACTTTGATCATAAGGAACAAATTCATCTTTCATATGAAGAACAGCATTATCACTGTAAACAAAACCTACATCAGGTTCTTGGAAAGCAATAAACAATTCTTGTAAACAATCCGGTGTCAACAAATCATCATGATCAACTTCAACAAGAATGTTGCCGGTACCAGAGTTAAAAGCTTTATTCTTAATTGCTCCAACTTTTGTTTCACCACTTCCATCATAAAAAACTTTTACTTTAGGATCTTTTACTATTACTTCAGGTAAAAAATCTTCTGTGCATTTATTGTTTAAGTATAGAACCCATTCCCAATCTGTGTATGTTTGTGCTTTAATTGTGTCGTACAACTCAAGCAAAAAAGGAATATTATTAGGGTCGTGTTCAGGTGTGATAATGCTAAATTTCATAATATACTCACTCAAAGAAAAATAAATGTGTCAATCTTCCATTTTGTTCATTTTGCCCAAAATAAGGACCAGCAGAATGAATCGCTCTCGCATCCATAATTAGAAGTCTATTGTATATATTTCCAATATTATCGACAGTATCGAATTTGGTGCTGTCATAAAAACCATAAGAAAAGGAGTTGTCGATACCCTCTTCGGTCGAATGTCGAAGCCCGGTTATTTTCGATTTGTGCGATCTGGTACCGCTTTCTAAAGGAGCATTGGGTGTCAAGTAAATCATGCCTGCCCATCTTTGTTGATCATAATGATAAACTTGAGGATCATTTGATGTCGTTATTTGAAAAACTCCATTATAGCCATCATCCCACAAAGTAATTGTTTCACCTATAATTCTTTCAAATGTTCTCTTAATCGAATGTGGTCTATACGTATCTTTTGATCTGAGACCTTTATACCATCTTATGTCTGCTTGATATTCAACACTTAAAGCATAATTTCGAATTTCATCAGGATTGTCATAAAAATTATCAACGACAAAAACTTTTCTATCTAAACTTTTACGAATTGAGAAAACTGAAATATCTTTTGGTTTATTATTTTCGTATTTCTCTAATGCTCGTTGATGAATTTCTTGAACTCTTCCTGTTGAGCTGTCCCAATACATTGAAGTGTCGATGAAGTTCACATAATTGGGAAATGCATTTGTTCGTTCAGGTTGTAACATTCTTGTGGTTTGTTTAACCATGTTTTCATAATCACCGATTTTTTCATAAAGAAGAGTTAGTGCCCAAATGTGATCATTTCTTCCTGGTGCAAACTTCTCGGAAAGATTATACGAAGCAATTGCTGCTGATGTATTATCTAACATCTGATAACAATCACCACAAAAAATTAATGAGAGATAACAAGTCTCATCAATTGGAACTTCTTTTTTATCTTTATATAAAAAATTTACGAATTCTTGAAAATAATAAATTGCTCTCCTAGCATATTCTTTTCTTTGTGAATTTCCTAAAGGAAATGAATCACACTCTCTAGCATCAAAATAACTTTTACCTATGTACCAAAAATGATATAGATTGGTCAACATCGTGCCATCAGATATCATTTGCTGCTCTAACGTTAAAGAATGTTTTACAAATTTAAACGGATCGGACCAACTTTCACCTGTATTGAATCCTGTTTGTCTGAACTTAGGTGACAAATCATATCTCTGAAAATCTTTTCCGATTTCAGGTAAGTCACAATAAACAGTTTCATGACAAGGATCGTGATTGAATCTCCAAGGCATTTTTGCATTATACATCCACGCTCTATGATAGATGCTGGTGCCTTGAACTGCGGGTATATGAAAAGTATGAATATTCGTATCATCAAATACAGACCAATCGAAGTCATCATCAACTTCTAATATCTCATCACAATCCATTTTTAAAATCCAATCACACCCGTGATCGACACTTTGACAGTATTTAATTAGATGATCTCGATTCCAACCGAACCCTTTCCACCCTTCTTCACAAATATAAATTTCACCTGAAAGATTATTGTCTAATAGAAATTGTTTTGCAATTTCATCTGTTCCATCAGTTGATCCGTTGTTTTGCATAACATAATAATCAACATAAGGCAAACAAGAATTTAACATTCTAAGAATGCTTTTAGATTCATTCTTGAACATTGTAATCATAACAATTTTTGTTTTCTTATTCATAATGTTCTTTCTTGTATCAACTTCAAAATTTCAGTGTTACTCTTTTGTTCTTCTGTTGGAGAATATAAAGCTCGTTTTCTCTGATTGGTATTTTCGGTAGAAGGTATTACATAATACATCGCAATGCTTTTTCGGTAGACATTTTCTGGGCATCTAATTGGTTTTGAAAATCCGTGCCAAGAATTTTGTGTGGTGTCGAACAGTAACAATCTGTTGAATTTATTTTCAATAGTCTTTACTAATTCCTTTGGTGTATTGTTGGTCTCATCATGTGACCAAAACTCCAAGTTGCCTCCCCAATTTTCATCCCAATCTTCCGAGAGATAATAAATTAGATTTATCTTTCGCTCCATTTTTAATTTAGGGTGTAATGAATAATCTAAATGCACATTCAGTTTACCATTATTACCTTGAATGTGCCATCCAGCACCATGAAGCCCACAATCAGGAGTTAATTCATGACAAAAAGTTGAATTTCGTAAAAAATCTACGAATTGAGGAGAAATTAGATGTTGAAAAAATTGATATGTAGTTTCTGGAAAATGATACCAATTGTTTAATGCTTTTTTATTTTCCAAAGGATTGTCATAAACAAACCACTCTTTAGAATTATAGTCTATAAATTCGTTCGATAATTTTTTTGCTAAATCAATAGGTAAAAAATCATCTATAATAATGTGTGAAAAAGGATCATCATAAAATTGCATGTCATCTCCATTTTGGACCTTCAAACCATGCTGCTATACTATATCTAGTGCCTCTTGTAACTGGGTTTGCTTTGTGGCGAAATAGTGAAGGAAAGTAAATGAATGTTCCTTGCTGATTAATATCTTTGTCTAATTTCGCCGAAGTTTCTGTGAGTTCAAGTTCACCACCAACATAATCGTTTGGATCGGAAAGTTGAATTACACAAGATAATTTTCTATGATAAATTGGATCATTGTTTATCCAAAAAACATCATGATGCTCTTTATATTCACCTAGATATGTTTCATCATATTCTGCAAACTGAATAAAATCTAATTTGGTGATATGAAGATTGAAAAAATCTCGATTTGCTTCGAGTGCTGTTCTCCATAGTGCATCGAAAATATATTGATATCTCCAATCACCGGAATTTATAAATCTAATCTTACTTCTTCGGTAATTATAATCAACACCTTCACCACCGTCTGTTCCTATATAACCATCTTGTATAGGCAAAACTTGTACTTCACTTATAATTTTCTCACACATTTCCTTGCTGAAATATGATTTAAAATAACACCATTCACCTTTCATTTTATAACAATCCTTATGTTTTAGATTTTATATATTCTATTTGATCCTTTTGTTCTTTTAGAGCTTGTATTAAAAGTGGAACAACTCTTTCATACATAACAGTCAAATAGTTTTCACCAGATACACTATGCCCATATTTATTAGAGTCAAATGGAGCGTTTGTGATAACTTCAGGTAAGACCTCTTGAACTTCTTGCGCTATGAATCCTACCTGCCTTTCACCTTCTTTTTTGAAACCTAGTTGCTTGGCTAATTCATTCTGTTCATAATACACACCTCGAATTCTCTCCAATCTTTCCAAACTTTTTTCAACCGGTCCTAATATATCTTTTAATCTCATATCAGAGTAACCGGCAGTAATATCTCCTGTAGCCCTAACTGTTCCTGTCGTACCAGCAGCAGTGTTCACACCAAGTGCTGCAACTTGATTTGGTGGTACAGCGGGAGGTCCTTGAAAACCTTGTCTGCCTTGAAATCCAGAAGTTGTGCTTTGTGGTCCTTGAGGACCTTGAGCACCTTGTCTACCTTGAAATCCTGGTACTCCAAAAATATTCTGTGGACCTAGAGGTCCTTGTCTACCTTGAAATCCTGATGTGGTTGCTTGAGCACCTTGAGGTCCTTGAACTCCTTGGCGACCTTGGAATCCTACAGTTGTTCCTTGAACACCAGTTGCACCTTGAACTCCTTGGTGACCTTGGAATCCTGCTGTGGGTCCTTGTGCGCCTTGAGGTCCTTGGAATCCTTGTCTACCCTGAAATCCAGATGTTGGTCCTTGAGCACCTTGAGGCCCTTGAACTCCTTGGCGACCTTGGAACCCTGCTGTTGGTCCTTGAGCACCAGTTGCTCCTTGAACTCCTTGGTGACCTTGGAATCCTGCTGTGGGTCCTTGTGCGCCTTGAGGTCCTTGGAATCCTTGTCTACCCTGAAATCCAGATGTTGGTCCTTGAGCACCAGTTGCACCTTGAACTCCTTGGTGACCTTGGAATCCTGCTGTGGGTCCTTGTGCACCAGTTGCTCCTTGAACTCCTTGGTGACCTTGGAATCCTGCTGTGGGTCCTTGTGCGCCTTGGAATCCTTGTCGACCTTGGAATCCTTGTGCACCTGCTGTAGGTCCTTGAGCACCTTGAGGTCCTTGAAAACCAGAAGGTCCCTGAGCACCAGTTGTTGGTCCTTGAGCACCTTGGAATCCTTGTCGACCTTGGAATCCTTGAGCACCTGCTGTTGGTCCTTGAGCACCTTGCGGTCCTTGAAAACCAGAAGGTCCTTGAGCACCAGTTGTTGGTCCTTGAGCACCTTGAGGACCTTGGAATCCTTGTCTACCTTGGAATCCAGATGTTGGTCCTTGAGCACCAGTTGCTCCTTGAACTCCTTGGTGACCTTGGAATCCAGATGTTGGTCCTTGAGCACCTTGAGGTCCTTGGAATCCTTGGCGACCTTGGAATCCTACAGTTGTTCCTTGAACACCAGTTGCTCCTTGAACACCTTGGCGTCCTTGAAACCCTGCTGTTGGTCCTTGAGCGCCTTGCGGACCTTGAACTCCTTGAAATCCTTGAAACCCTGCTGTTGGTCCTTGAGCGCCTTGCGGACCTTGAACTCCTTGGCGACCTTGGAATCCTACAGTTGTTCCTTGAACTCCTTGAGGACCTTGAACTCCTTGAGTGCCTTGAAAACCTGAAGTTACTCCTTGAGGTCCTTGAAAACCTTGTCTGCCTTGAGCACCTTGAAAGCCGAAAACAGAACTTTGTGCACCTTGAGGACCTTGAGGTCCTTGAACTCCTTGGAATCCAGATGTAGGTCCTTGAGCACCAGTTGCTCCTTGGACTCCTTGGGCACCTTGGAATCCCGCTGTGGGTCCTTGAGCACCTTGCGGTCCTTGGACTCCTTGGCGCCCTTGGAATCCTGCTGTTGGTCCTTGAGCACCTTGAGGTCCTTGAGCACCTTGAATGCCTTGAGCACCTGGTGCTCCAGTAGGACCAGAAACTCCTTGAAAACCCTGAGCGCCTTGAGCACCTGCAACAGTGCTTTGTGCACCTTGAGGTCCTTGAGCACCTTGAATGCCTTGAGCACCTGGTGCTCCAGTAGGACCAGAAACTCCTTGAACTCCTTGAGCACCTTGAAATCCTGATGGACCTTGAACGCCTTGAAAACCTACAGCACCTTGCACTCCTTGAAAACCTTGCGGACCTTGAGGTCCTCTTATGTTTTGTGTGTCGCCTATCCAAACACCATTAGCTGCAATAACACCATGTGTTTCAATTGTCAATCCATTTTTTACAACAAATGTATTTGCAGTAGCCAAAGTTTATTACCTTTTTTCTATTTTTTTAATTAAGTCTGATATAATTAATTGTTGTTCTTTTATAGCTTGAGTGATTACCGGAATTAGTTTCTCATATTGAACAGCAAGGAAATTTTCACCAGTTTTACTTTTTCCATTTTCATCAAGATCAAAAGGTGCTTGTGATATAATTTCGGGAACAGAAGGTTGTATTTGTTGTGCTATGAGCCCAACTTTTCTCGAATAATCTTTATATCCATATTTCTCAGCCAATCTATTTTGGGTGTAGTAAATTCCTGTCATGTTTAATATTTTTTCTAAACAATTTTCAATGACAGCAATTTTTGTTTTCAATCTTGCATCCGAATATCCTGAAATAATATCACTTGTTGCTCTAATTGTTCCAGTCGGACCGGCAGCAGTATTTATACCTAAAGCACTCACATTAGGTGTTGATGTGGTACCTTGAGCACCTTGAGGTCCTTGTGGACCTTGAGCACCTTGAGCACCTTGAACTCCAGTAAATCCAGTTGGACCTGCACCACCTTGTGGACCTTGCGGACCTTGCACACCTTGAAATCCAAAAGGTCCCCCAGGTCCTTGCGGTCCTTGTGGACCTTGAACTCCAACTGGACCCTGCGGACCTTGAGGACCTTGTGCTCCTTGCGGTCCTTGAACACCGACCGGACCTTGTGAACCAGGAGGTCCTTGCGGTCCTTGTGGACCTTGAACACCAACTGGACCTTGAGGTCCTTGTGGACCTTGTGCTCCTTGAGGTCCTTGAACACCGACCGGACCTTGACCACCAACTGGACCTTGTGCTCCTTGAGGTCCTTGAACACCGACCGGACCTTGACCACCAACTGGACCTTGTGCTCCTTGAGGTCCTTGAACACCGACCGGACCTTGAGGACCTTGCGGTCCTTGAGGACCTTGAGGTCCTTGAACACCAACTGGACCTTGTGCGCCTGGAGGTCCTTGAGGTCCTTGCGGTCCTTGAACTCCAACCGGACCTTGTACACCTACCGGTCCTTGAGGACCTTGAGGACCCTGTACGCCGACTGGTCCTTGAGGACCCTGAGGTCCTTGTGGACCTTGAGGTCCTTGTACACCAACTGGACCTTGACCACCTATTGGTCCTTGAAAACCTGATGGTCCTTGGACACCAACAGGACCTTGAGGTCCTTGAGGTCCTTGCGGACCTTGAGGTCCTTGCACACCGACCGGACCTTGACCTCCTATTGGTCCCTGAAAACCTGATGGACCTTGAACACCAACAGGTCCTTGAGGACCTTGCGGTCCTTGTGGTCCTTGCGGTCCTTGTACACCAACCGGACCTTGAACACCAACTGGTCCTTGAGGACCTTGAGGTCCTTGTACACCGACCGGTCCTTGAGGACCTTGAGGTCCTTGCGGACCTTGAGGTCCTTGCACACCGACTGGACCTTGTGTGCCAGGAGGTCCTTGCGGTCCTTGTGGTCCTTGCACACCGACCGGTCCTTGTCCACCAATTGGACCCTGAGGTCCTTGCGGACCTTGTACACCAACCGGACCTTGTGCTCCAACAGGTCCTTGAGCACCTTGTGGACCTTGTACGCCAACTGGACCTTGTACACCGACCGGTCCTTGAGCGCCTTGTGGACCTTGAACACCAACAGGACCTTGAGGTCCTTGAGGTCCTTGCGGTCCTTGCGGTCCTTGTACGCCAACTGGACCTTGTACACCGACCGGTCCTTGAGCGCCTTGAGGTCCTTGAACACCAACAGGACCTTGTGCACCAGGAGGTCCTTGCGGACCTTGCGGACCTTGTACACCTACTGGACCTTGTCCACCAATTGGTCCCTGTGGACCTTGAGGACCTTGTACACCTACTGGACCTTGTCCACCAATTGGACCCTGTGGACCTTGAGCACCAGGAGGTCCTTGAAAACCAGGTGATCCTTGCGGACCTTGGGGTCCTTGTGGACCTTGTACACCAACTGGACCTTGTACACCAACTGGACCTTGAGGACCTTGAGCACCAGGAGGTCCTTGAAAACCAGGTGATCCTTGCGGACCTTGAGGACCTTGAGGACCTTGAACGCCAGAAAATCCTTGTGGTCCTTGCGAACCTACAAACCCTTGAGGACCTTGACTGCCAGGATAGTTAGATTTATTTCCTTGCCAAATACCCGATGAAGATATAATTATCTTTCCATTAGATAAAGATGTATTGCTTACTGCTAATCCATTTTTTACTACAAAATCCTTATTAGTTGCCATTCAATTTTTCTCTGAGAATTTCTATTTCTTTTTGTTGTATTTTTATTGTTTCAACAATTAGAGGTATAAGGAATTGATATTGAACCGTTAAATAATTTTGGCCGCTTTTACTGTTACCATATTCATCTATATCAAAAGGAGCTAAAGAAATAATTTCAGGTAATATCTTTTGAACTTCTTGTGCTATAACACCAATCTCTGTTTTATAAGTGTGATAACCAAACTTCTCTGACAATTCATTTTGTTTATAAAAAATAGCACTTAATGAATACAATTTTTTATCCGCTTCTTTTATGTATTCTATATTATCTTTAAGTCTTACATCAGAAAATCCAGCAACAATATCGCTTGTTGCCCTTAATGTGCCTGTAGGACCAGCAGCAGTATTTACACCTAATGCCGTTGCTTGTGTGCCTAATGCTCCTACTATACCTTGAGCACCAGGAACTCCTGTAGGTCCTGTTGGACCTGGAGCACCTTGACGACCTTGTGCACCAGGAACACCTGATGAGCCTGTTGCACCTTGAGCACCTTGAGCACCTTGTGCACCTGGAACTCCTGTTGGACCTGTTGGACCCGGAACTCCTTGAAATCCTGGAGCACCTGTTACTCCGGTTGGTCCTGTTGGACCTGGAACGCCTTGTGCTCCTGAAACACCTGGAACACCCGTTGGTCCGGCAAAACCTGGAACACCTTGGAATCCTGGTGCACCTGGCACACCTGTAGGTCCTGTTGGACCTGGAACACCTTGAAATCCAGAAACGCCAGGAACTCCTGTTGGTCCTGTTGGACCTGGAACTCCTTGGGCGCCCGAAACTCCTGGTACACCTGTAGGCCCAGCAACACCTGGAACTCCTTGAAATCCTGGAGCACCTGGAACACCTGTAGGTCCAGTAACACCCGGAACTCCTTGAGCACCTGAAACACCTGGAACCCCGGTTGGTCCTGTCGGACCTGCTACACCTTGTGCTCCTGCAACACCCGGAACTCCTGTTGGTCCTGTAACACCCGGAACTCCTTGAGCACCCGAAATACCCGGAACTCCTGTCGGTCCAGTAACACCAGGAACACCTTGAAATCCTGAAGGTCCTGTAGAACCCGTTGCACCTTGCGGTCCGGGAACTCCTTGGGCACCTGAAACTCCTGGAACTCCTGTCGGTCCAGTAACACCAGGAACACCTTGAAATCCTGAAGGTCCTGTAGAACCCGTTGCACCTTGCGGTCCGGGAACTCCTTGAAATCCTGAAGCACCAGGAATTCCTGTAGGACCCGTTGGACCTGGAACGCCTTGTGCTCCTGAAACACCTGGAACACCCGTTGGTCCAGCAACACCAGGAACACCTTGAAACCCTGGAGCTCCTGGAACTCCTGTGGGTCCCGTTGGACCTGGAACGCCTTGTGCTCCTGAAACACCTGGAACACCCGTTGGTCCGGCAACACCAGGAACACCTTGAAATCCAGAGACGCCTGGAACTCCTGTAGGTCCTGTTGGACCTGGAACACCTTGAAATCCAGAGACACCAGGTACGCCTGTGGCTCCTGTTGGACCTGGAACTCCTTGAGCACCAGATACGCCAGATACACCCGTAGGACCTTGAGGTCCTGGAACTCCTTGTGCCCCAGAAACGCCAGGCACGCCTGTAGGTCCTGTTTGTCCTGCAACACCTTGGAATCCTGGAGCACCTGAAACTCCTGTGGCACCTTGAGGTCCTGGAACACCTTGAGCGCCAGAAACGCCAGGCACACCTGTAGGTCCTGTTGGACCTGGAACACCTTGAAATCCAGAGACACCAGGTACGCCTGTGGGTCCTGTTGGACCTGGAACTCCTTGAAATCCAGAGACACCAGGTACTCCTGTGGGTCCTGTAATTCCCGTACCACCTTGTGGTCCTTGTGCACCTGCTACACTGCTTGCTGCTCCTTGAGGACCGAGAACGCCTTGAAATCCAGAAACACCAGTAGCTCCAGTTGCTCCAATTAAACCAGTAGCGCCTTGTGGTCCTTGTGCTCCCGCCACACTGCTAGCCGCACCTTGTGCACCTTGAGTGCCTTGTGGACCTCTATCACCACCTTGACCGGTTGCTCCTTGAAATCCTGAAAATCCCGTTATATTTGTTCCGGGACCTATCCAGTTTCCTGATGAATCGATTACATCTGTAGTGCCTACAGACAAACCATTTTTTACTATGAAATTAGAATTAGTAGCCAAGGTTCATTATCCCCTTTTTTATTTTTTTAATTATACAGGAATTAATGTTCTCATGGCTTTATATGTCGTAGAAGCATTAGTTGGTGTTGATAACAATCTAACTTGGCCTCCAGTTATATTGGCATCAAATGTTGCTAAAGATGCTCCAGTTCTTATCTCACCATATTGCACTAAAAATACTGTGCTACCATCATGGACTAAACTTATCTCTATGACTTGATATGCAGAACCACTTGTTATCTGAACAAAGTATTTTGCTGATCTATAAACAGAAGAACTAAAGAAATCTAATATAAACTCTGTTGTACTAGACGTTGTTTGTGTAGTTGATGATAATGTAGAATTGGTGTTAAGTGTAATTGAAGTATTTGATATGAGAGAAGAACCAGTTAATGTTGAACTAGTTGTTAAAGCTCCAGTCATAACATCGCCAGATTTATTGACTTTGGC